TCCTTGTACAGCAAATCAATACCGACCACTAATTCACTTCCTGTGTTAAAGTTTATTATAGCAGCGTTTAAAGAATTTTCCATACCGCTATTTAGGACATTATCCTGTCCTATAACAAATCCTTTAGGGAAAAATGCAGGCTCAGAAAACTGAGATGTAGCTGAATATTCATTGTCATCATATTTGTACCTATAAGCAAAACATAAAAACCTATCCTCCATGTAATTAATGTCCTGACCTATATCAAACATATCAATAGCAGGAGAGGTTACAGGAGGCTTCTTGATAACAAGAATAGATTCGTAAAAAACCGTAGGGTTGGGGTCTAGATTTGATACAGGGAATGCGTAACTAATATCTAGGCTAATCTTTCTTGGAGGATTATAATCATCCGTAAAATATAATAGACTTTCATTCACCAAGTCAACACCAGTGATTAGGTGCTGTGGATTAAAGTTCAAAGTGGTATTCACACCTCCTCCGTCATCAATACTGATTATGTGATACTGCAAAAGAGATGTGTTGGTGTCGTATGATACTATCATGTCTAACTTGCCTATAGTCCCGACCGTAAAAGATGGGTCGTGCACAAACCAAATCAATCTCTCATTAGAACCATCCTCGTAAGCACCGATACATCTAGCATCAACACTTAATGGAGTTCCGTCAGTATAAGTTAAATTGGTTAGTGATAGGTTTCCTAATGAGTTTTCTATAGAACCGACATTGTTTCCCTCCGTAGAGTTAACCCTTACGTTTAATGCATCAATATATTCACCGTCTTGCATAAGACGAACATCGGTAGACTTATTCATCCTACCCTTGGTAAAACTTCTAGTTATATTTGCCATATTATTTTATAATCTTATTCTGACCTCTCATGTTCATTAAAAGTCTCCCTGGGTGTATATTACTGATTCTAATCTTTGCGTTCCTTAGAAGTGATGATTTGTCCTTCTTAGCTCTATTTACAACATACTCTTGAACTCCCAGTTTAGAATTAAGTATAGAGTACCTGATATACGCATAAATAAACTCCTCAAACATCTTATTTACACTAATGCTTGATTCGTCTCCGTTCTCCATACCATCCGACACGTATTCCAATACACATAATTCACCTGCCATGCTAGAGCTAAAGTTTATTACTCCAGACTTTTTATCTATCCTAAATGTAGGGTTTGAATTCGCAGTCTCAGTATTTAAACCATATCTAGCACCTATGCTGTAATCAAAATACCAAGCACCGTCAATATTGTAACCATCTTTTCCGTTATAAGCTCCGTCACCCAAGTAAATACTTTTTTTAGTTCCTGCTATTCTATCTGTATCTAAGAAAGAAAACTCTGGCTTTAAAACATTTCCGTCAATGTCAAAAAGTATTCTGTAGCTGTTATCCTGAAGATAAGCGTCAGAAGATGTTGCTTGAATATTTTCTGTAAGTGGTCTCAATACGCCATCCTTATACAAAGAAATTCTTACCCAGTTAACGTAATCAGGTGGCAAAACAAATCTAAGTAAGTCAGACACATTAAGCTCTAACGCTTTTATTTCCTTAAACGCATCGTAATTCAGCTCTTGCACACCCCTTTTAGCGTGAAACAAAACCTTATACCTCTCTTCATTATTTATTAATGAATGGTTTCCTGCGTACATCAGCATGAAGTTGTTTACTATGTCCTTAAGTGTAACGTACTGATAAGAACCCCAGTTTTCATTTTCTGGGTTTGCCCCTCCGTTCTCGTAGTATTCATATTGCGATATATATGCCATTATGCTTGTGTTTGATTTTCTTTTTGTTCTTCTCCATTTGCGAATTGTGATACGCTTGCTTCTCTTATTGAAATACCTGCATACTGCAATATCTTAGTCACCAGTGTAACCTCGTCATCCAACGGAAGCTCGAAGTCTTGATAATCAGATTGACTTGCATCAAACGCAGGCTCACCATTTGCTAAAACAATATAAGTCCACTTTGGTTCTTTTGGATACCTAATGTACTGAGCTAATACCTGCCCATCGTTTTTCATTTTCTTAGGAAATATTGAAGCTGCTCCTGACTCCTCTGTGTAAACAGGGAATATTTCAGATGGTGCTGTAAACGGACTACTATTAAGCATTGTTATTTTGCTATGACCTACCCTCTCTGCTTCGTTCTGAACCGATGAGAATATAGAATAATCTCCTGGTAAAGATGTAAATATATCACCATCTAAGGATAGAACCGTGTCGCTCACTATTGCAGTTACTTCTGCTGAGGAATAAGTGGTCGTGTTAACCACAACATCTCCAATAGCTACAGTAGCCGTAAAAGTAGCTGTTAAGTCTACTAATTGATTTGCAGAAACTGATGTGATAGTTCCGTTAACTCTAAACGTCTGGTAGGCTAATATTTTATTAATTAAATAGTAATCCTCTCCCGTTGTCGTTGCCGATGGTAAGAAAAATTTATTAGCGTTACTATATCTAAGGTAGTCTGTTTTACTAAACTCATCAATTACCTCCTCTAATCCTTTTGTAATATCCGCATAGCCTGTTCCTGAAGAGCGTTTATTTTCCTTGTTTATCTGGTAGTTATACTGATAAAAATAACTTTCAAATATATCCATCTGAGCTTGCTTTGAAAACAAGTTAAAATCTGATGGAGATAAATATCCGTAGTTATTTTTATTTAGTACAGACAGTACCGTATTTCTAACTGTGTTTATCATCCTTTGCTTTTTTACAAAGATAAGCAAAAAAAAAGAGGAGCATAAAAATGCTCCTCCCTCTACTGTGTATATTTTTAATTATTATTCTTATAATAAATTTTCAAGCATTTTCAATGATTCTAGACCATCGTCACTTGATAAGTAAGAAGCTACCGTCTCCTTGGAATCATTTCCGTAAGGAACTGTTAGCATTCTTGTTTTATTTGAGGATGTGTTGTACCAAACCTCTGTATTATTTTTTCTGAAAGATATTAAACCTTTATCAAAAAACAACTGAACATTACCCTGTAACTGTAGATTAGGGTCTGTTAGTGTGTCTAAAAAGTATTCAGGTTCTCTTTTTGCAAAAACCAATATATCACGCCTTACTTCGGCAGTAGACATCTTTGATGTGTCTCTTCCAAATAGTACTCTGCTTATATTTTCAAGCATATTAACGTCAAGTTCTTTTGCAGCTATAAGTGCATCAATTTCTAGGTTGAGTATTTCAACATCTATTGAGGCATCTTTTTCATTGTCAATCTCTACGAACTTAACCCCATTAAGTGGGTGGTAGTGTAAAAACTCTTGAAGTACTGGATTTGTTCTTGGAACGCTTAACATTCCGTCTTCAAATACCACAGGCTGTAATATTGCATTATCATCCTGTTCATCTTCAAATGGTGTCTTTTGGTTTGATGAGTAACGAAGTACTCTGTTAGAGTTGGTGTCTTCGTCAAAATACATTAAAGGAAACTTTCTTGAGTTCCTTGTAGGCAGCATGTAAGAAAGAGGAGCTGCGTCTCTTGTTAGTTTGTAGAACTTATCTACACTTTTTGTTTTTTTCTTTGTCATTTGATATAATTTTTATTTGATTTATATTAAAAAAAATAGAGGTCGCAATTTGCGACCCCTACCTTTAGTTTTTATACTTAGTCTTGGAATAAGAAGAAGTTGTTTGCACCTAAAGTACATACAGCTCTCTCAGACAAGAAGTTCACTTCCATAGCATCTAAATCGCTAGTCTGTGCACCACCTGCTGAACCTGTAATCCATGTCTTGTAACGTCTGTCTTCAGTTTCAGAAGCTCTGTATCTAACGTGTAAGAATGGTCTCTTAGCGTTTTTCCCCATAACTTGGTCATAAACAGATGTAGAACCTGCTGGAACTAATAGTCCGCTTACAGCTCCTGTTGCTAATCCACCTCTCATTGTTGGGTCGTTTAAGTACTTCCAATCTGACTTGTAGAAATCGTATCCTCTTCTGAATCCTGTGAATCCTAAGTTAAGAGCCATCTCTTTGTCATTATCGAAAAGACCGTAAGATGTACCTCCTGAACCGTAAGAGTTCTGACTAGCTAACATATCGTCAATACCGAAACCAAAGTCTCTGTCTACAAACAATACATTTTCTTCGATAGCACCCTGCTTGTCTAATCTAGATACAACACTATCCCACTCTAATAAAGAAACTGGAAAACCACCTCCCCATACGTTTCCTCTGTTTTCAACAGAATAGAAGATACCTTCAGAACCTTTAGCTGCTGCTGCGTTTACAGCATTTGTGTTAGCCATTGGTACAGCCTCAATCATTGAAGTTTCCAAGTAGTCATCGAATCTCAAACGAGTTTCGTGCTCAGACTTCAAGTACCATAAGTATCCGTTAGCTCCGTTTTCAGTAGTAACCTCAACCCATCCAATTTGAGCCATATCAGAACCTGATACTGCATACTTATCTTTTAAGATAATTGGAGAGTTTTCAAAGATTGAACTATCAGCCTCTAAAGAACCTTGCATTCCATTTGTTCCTTTTTTGAATTCAGAACCGTAAATGAATACGCTTAAAACCTCTGCTGCTGCAAAAGCCTGTCCTGCTGCTTCATAGTAAGCTACTGTAAAAGTATTTCCTGTTGGTACTGCAGTAACGATAGCCTTATTAGAACCTGTCGCTCCTGAAACCATTACAGTCTGTCCTACTCTGATTGCGATAGAAACATCAGCGTTAGCAACTAAAGGATTAGTTCCTGGTACGCCTGCGTCTGCTACTGTAAATGTAGCCACGTCATCTCCTACTAATGCAGTTGTAGTTACGTTAGTGTATTTTGTGTGTAGTCTTCCTTGCTCTGACCACTTGATAAGGTCTGAGTTAGAAGGCATTTCAGCTCCTACCATTCTTAAGAATGAAGATACTGTTCTGTTACCATATCTTTCGAATTCTTTCTCGTAAGTATCTGGAAGATACTGATTCAAGAAATCAAAGTTGGTAATGTAGTTTGTTGCCGTAGGGACTTGTTGAGCACTTGGCTGTAAATCAAATCCTGGCGTTGCATTTACTTGTCCTGCCATTTTTTTTGTTTTTTAATGTTTATTTTTTACTTCTTATTTTTAAGCCTTTCCCAGCTCCTGGGTTTAAAGCTTTAAATTGAGTCCCCCCTTTAGAGTTGAAGTTAGGCGTTGAACGCTCAGACATATTCACGTTCTTAGTCTTTCGCATTACATCATCTACTGCCTCCGATTTACCTTGCTCGTAAAAGAACTTAGCAAATTTTTCAGGGTTCATCGCTACGGCTAATGACTTGTGGTATCCGACAGCGTCTTTAAGTAACCCATCATCATCCAAGAACTTCTTAATGAAATTCTGTGGAGTCTCTTGAATTGACTTTAATTCTGCTGCATCACCAGGAGAGAATGAAACCTTCTTGTTATCATCAAGGGAAAACTCAAAACCTTTGAACTCTCCTCCGAAAACTTCGTCAGTCTTCTTCATAAACCATTCAGATTTACGATTTGCTTCCTCCTCATAAGTGGTCGCCTGTTGAACATACTGCTTATACTCCTCTAAACCCCTTGCGTCTTCTTCAGAAATAGAACTCCCACTTGACTCAAGAGGAATCCTGTATTTTTCTTTTTCAGACTCAAAGTATTCTTTAGCCTTGGCAATAGTTTTCTTTTTATTTATTTTAATCTTCTTAATATCTGACTCCTCATCGTAGTCTTCATCGTAATTGTAGTCCTCCATTAAAGCATCAATATCTTCGCTATCTAGCCCTTTCTCTGTAGCTGCCAAGTAATCCCTTAACAAATTGTCAGGGTCTTGCGAATCAATATCTCTATTTAACTTAACAAAGTCATTAATATCTCTACCTGTTTCTTGTTTGTACTTATAATAAGCAGCAACATCTTCGGGTAAATTAACTTCAGAACTTTCTTTTTCAGCAGTAATCTCTTCTAATGAAGATAACTCCCTTCCGTATTTATTCTTAATAAATGAAAGGATATCCTCCTCCCTTAATTCAGTATCTGTAACTATATTTTCTTCGGCTACATCTTCTTCTAAAGGAGCGTTAACATTTTCTGTTACACTTGTAACCTCTGGCTCACCGTTAAACTTCTCTTCGTGTTTAACTAAAAGGTCTCTTTCAATTTCTTGAGTAGACTTCTCTTCTCCTTGTACGACTTCTCTTACTTTAATTTCCATTGTTATTTGATTTTATTTGCAAAGATACATAAATTTTATTATAACTATCTAGGATTGAACTCAGCGAAGTCAAAACCATCAAGGCTATCTTCGTTAGATTCAAAATTGACAGGTGGTAAATTATTTTTTCTTTGCTCGATTAATTTTGATTGTTGTGTACTCTGCTGGCTTATTCTTTTGGATTTAGCATCCTCCTTCATAACCTCTTTATCTTTTACAGCATTAACCTCCACTCCCTTAAGCTGCATCTGTAAAGAAAATTCTTTATCCATTAGCTCTACTTTTAATTGAGCCTCTCTCTCCATCTTTATCATCAACCCATCTATCTCAGATTGATTAATCTGCATCTTAGATTGAGTCTCAGCCTGTATCTTCTGCATAGCTGTTTGAGCAGCAAGTTGTTGCGATTGCTGTTGCTGTTGTGCTTGCATAGCCTGATTCTGCATAGCCATCTTTTCTTCTCTCTCTTGCTTATTAATACGCTTCATTTTTAGAAGCTGATTAGCTAACTTAAGATTCTTTATCTCTCTAATATCAATAGCATCTTCAAGGTTGATGTCTGCTTTAGATAAAGCAATTTGTATATTCTGCTCAAGCATTGCTTTTTGCTCTTCGTCTGGAGCTATTTCAATAAAAATACCAAAGTCATAAATATATAAATCTGAAATCTCATTTAATATTCCTACATTGTACTTCCCTATCTTATTTATAAAGTCCTCCTTAAAATCAGAATACTGTAATATATCTGCAACCCTATACGATATACCTTCAGATAGTGCTCTATAAATATAAAGACTTCCATCTAATATATGCCTAGTAGCAGTGTTAGAGTTTAATGCTGCTAACTTCTGAACGCCTACTAAAGCATTTGAGTCAGGTGTTGAACCATCTCTAGCTTCATTAAGACCAGTTACAGAACGAATCATGTTTAAGTAATGATTATAGTTACCTATAAGCATCTGCATCTTGCTTGCACCAGAATTAGATGTAAGTTGCTGAATTGGAACTCTTGCGTTGTTAAATTCTCCATCTTGAGTATACGACCTACCAATAACAGAACCTGTTTGGAAGTATAACTTTAAAGCATCCTCTGGATTGTATGCAGCACCTGTCCCCAGGTCTACCTCGTTTAACCCATCTGCATCAATAAAGACACCATCAGGGACAACCTTAGCAATTACCTGCTGTATTTTTAAATGAGTAATTTGTATTAAATCTGCAAAAGGAATCATCCTTCTAACTAAAGACTCAATGTTACCCTTGTACATTCTTGGAGCACAAGCCACGTAGTTAGGAATAGCGTGCTGAGATGAAGACTTTGGTCTCACCATATTTTCAGCCATTTCCCACTTAAGAATGATATTTGTCCCCATAACCATAACGCCATCATACCAAACGTCAATAGTTTTTGAAACTTTTTCAAACTTAGCTTCTTCCATCATTTCATCAGGAGGATTAAACCCATCATCCTTTTCTATCATTTTTATGTTTCCGTTATCAGAAACCTTCTTCTTGTATACTATATTTTTAGTGGTCTTGTAGTTGAAGTAAAGAAGAGTAGCCGTGTCTTGACTAAAGATATCATTGTCATAATTCTGAGCCACGTTATAGTAATCGTACCAACTCTGACCACTTTTAGATATAGTCTCTAACTGTTCGTTAGTTATCGTAGGGTCAATCTTTCTTATCTCATTAACGTGAACAGATTTAATCTCTCCCCAATAAAAACAATCCTTAAAGTGAGGGTCTTCTGTGTAACTATAAACCACATTTGCTGGGTCTACGTACTTAATCTCTACTCCTGAACCTGGTAAAAACTCGTGCTTTGCAATAGACACTCCTAATACGGTTAAATCGTAATCAAGCCTCTTTCTTAAGTCAATGTATTTGTTTTCCTCTAGTATAGTGTTAATAGCCTCTTCCTCTGCTATTTCAATAGCAGGCTTAAAATTAAGCTGCATATAAAGAGATAGTTCTTCGTCTGTCTTAGGCAAAGTTTCTGGGTCTACAACAAAAGGATTAGCTCCAGTCTTCTCCTGAATAATATCAAGAATAGGCTTTGCAATCATTTGCTTTTCAAGAGTCTTCTGATACTTGTTCCTGTTAGATTGAGATAGTGCGTCCTGAGAGTAAGCCTTAACTTTAAATAATCTGTCAGACATTCCGTTAACAACAATATCTACAAACTTAGGTAGTATTGGAACTGGTGTCCAGTCAAGGTTTAAGTAAGATAAGTCTCCATCAACCGAAATCTCGTTCTTGTACTTACCCACAGACTGTTCCCCTCTAGCGTATAACCTTAACCTATTAAATTCTCTTGATTGCTCATAGAATCTACAGTTATTACTATCTTTTTTAAACCACTCATACTGAATAGCTTGACCAATCTGCAAACCAAATTCTTCTGTTTTTTTCTCTGCATCAGATGCAAATTGATTAGGAAAACTTGTTGACTTTATATTTACGTTTATTTCTTTCATCTAATTATTTGGCTACGATTTCCATCATTACTATACCTTGCAAAGGTAATACTTATTTTTGATTGTGTTTTTTCAGTCTGGTAAAGATTTTTTTGACAAGCCATTATTGCTAGTCCAGAGCTAATAGACGCATCGTGTTTAGTTCTGTTGTTAATGTCAAACCTTGCCCAATCCTGCAGCGTTCTGTTGAATGCCATAGAACCTATGTCTTCAGAATTTCTAAAAGCTCCATCCGTATCAAATCCAACGTGTTTTTCTATGTAAGACTCAATAGCTGCTGCGTGAGCTTGCTTTATGTCCTCAGATGAGTTAGGTATCCCACCAAGCTCCTTCTCTGTCTTAGAGAGCTTGTTATATACCTTATCTGGTCTGTTTACAGAAAATCCTCTGTAGCCTCTATTTTTTAAGTGATATAAAAGCCTCGGCTTATTGTTCTCCACAAGAATAGGCATACCATAAAAAACACAAGCCATCAAAACATCCTCAAAGAATATTTCTGCCGTCTGAGGTCTAGCTATGTACTCTAAGAAAAATTCGTTGCTAGGTGCTTCATCCATGTTAAACTTCGTCAGTCCGTGAAGAGAACCGTTAGAACCTCCACCACCAACAGTACCCGATATGTCATAACTATCGCAACCAAACGCACCAATGTGTTCGTTACCAGGATACTTAATACCATTCTTTACTATTATATTGTTTTGTAAACCCTTATTAGGAGTCCATCCGACATAAAACCTTCCACTCGTATCAGGACTGAAGATAACCTTGCTATCCTTAATACCATCCTTCCAATGAAAAGAACCCCTTGTTACGTGATGTTCTGATATTAAAGTGTCGTTATAGTCTATCTGCTGATATATCTTTGTAAGGTTAAATATTGATTGCTTACTCTCATCCCTAAACGCATGAGATTCCGTTCTTGGAAACTGTCTATAAAATTCATTCAATGCGTCAGCGTCACTCTTTAAGGAGTCTACCTCTGCCTGCCAATAGTCAATCGCTCCCTCTGTAATCATTTCACCGTCAATACCAAGGATAGGTTTTTCTGGAGTATCAAAAACAGGCATTCCATGCATGTCAATAAACCCCTCCATGTTCCACTCCATTGGAATAAACAACGAATACATCCCACTCTTTGTCTGACCGTTCCTGTTCCTTTTAGTAATGTCTGAATCCTCGTATAATTTTTTGAAATTTCCACCCCCCTTGCTTAAAGCATTTGAAGTAGAACCCATCATGCACTTACCTATAATCTTACTACCCAAACGTAAACAAGTTTTTGTTACACGCCAGTTGTTTAGTATATTATTTGGCTTAATCCATTTCCCACTTTCATCGTGAACCAATAAAAGTAATTTTTCTCCATCATAACTGTTATCATCCGTGTTCTTCCAATCGACTGTCGTATCAAGACCTTGCATGTCGTCATTCAAAACAGTAAACATATTTTTCTTTGTAATCTTAGACGCAGGAACTCTAAATGCTAATTCAGTCTTAGGCTTATCCATACCATCCATAATTGGCTTAAAGAAGAAAGGAAGCCTACTGTTTATAGGAACTACCTTGTCTGTAAACATCTTCTTAGCATCACTACCAGTCTTGGATAGTATACCAACTCTTGAATCATTAGCCAGAGTACCTACGTTTACGCACTCAGAAGAACCCATAAATGAAAATCCTGAACGTCTTATCTTTAAGTAGTCCATCCCAAAGCTTCTTTTATCAGCCCTGCATGCCTCCCAATAAATCCAAAAAATTCTATTAGCCTCTCTAAAGTCAGGATAACCAATATCAATAGATGCCCACTGGAGGTACATGTAATGAGAGCCTGTCACGTAAGACGGAACTCCGTTATTCTTAAAGAACATTCCACTCTCCCTGTAATCAAACTCCTGCTCAATGTAATCAACCCACCTGTCCTTAAACTCTGATGGCATATCATTCCATTGGAATATAGACTTTATCCTAGACAATTCCTTTGGAAGCTCTTGCCTCTCCCAGTGCTGTTCTTCTTTTTTTTTAGACCTTGACCAGTATGACTTCGGAGTGGCAGGTAGACCAATAACTAAACCACTTATGCTAATAACGTCACCAAGAGTTCCGTCCTTTGATATGATGATAACATCGTACTTTGAGTTATATCCATACTCCCACGACTTACCTTTATTTTTGCTGGTAAGCACAGACTTGGGGATGAAATCCTCTAGTGTTCTATATAAGTTATTATTTTTTTGACCTTCGTTCTGCAAATCCTTGTTTTGTATCTGTTTTACTAACTCCTTTTTCTATCGTAACCAAAGCTTCTTTCTCTAACTCTAATCTACTTAAAATTTCAAAAGCATCGAATATAGCTAACTTCTTAGTGGCGGCAGCATTCTTAAGTCTATCTGCTGAAATCTCATCTTCCACATCTGGCTTTATAATCTCTTCCCTAGCAACCTTTATAAGCTGCTCGACAGCTCTGTGCCCAGCTTCAATAATCTTTAACTTTATTTCTTT